ATGGCAGAGAAAACACAAGCAAATCCCGACAAGTTAAAGGTACTTAACGCGGTGATGGAGAAGATCGAGAAGGATTTCGGCAAAGGCTCGATCATGCGCATGTCGAGCGCAGAGGTCGCCGACGTACAGGTAATCCCCACGGGTTCGATCACCCTGGACATGGCGCTCGGCGTAGGCGGTTACCCCAAAGGACGCGTCATCGAGATTTACGGTCCCGAATCCTCGGGCAAGACGACCCTGGCGCTGTCCGCACCGAAGCCGTTCCTGTTCGACACAGATAATGGAGTAGCCCGCGTAAAAGCAGAGCACCGCTGTGTGACCTCGAATGTTTCCAGCTACGACGAGTTACTGGAGGACATGGAAAGCCAAGAATATAAAGAAGCAGAAACGGCAGTCATTGATACAGGCGGAACGCTGGTCCAGCTCATGAAGGGGTGGGCCAAGAAGCAGGACGCGAAGGCAGCCAAAGACGGACGAGCTATGTACGGCGTGATCAAGTCAGAGTTTGACCGCCTGTGCTGGAAAATCCGGAACGAAGATAAAAAGCATCTGGTGGTCGTGTTCCACACCACAGAGCAGGTCAAGGGGGATTCGGTCCAGACCCGCCTGTCCTGCGAGGGGTCTACAAAGGACATCGTGTGGACACCGGCTGATTTCGGCGGGCATATGTTCATGATGGGCAACAAGCGGATGATCGGGTTTTCCCCCACGGAAGAGTATTTTGCGAAGGGCTGTTTCGGCGTGTCCGGCGTGAAGGCGGTCCCGGAGCTCAAAGACGGCCAGAAGAACACGTTCCTGTCCGACCTGTTCCGCTCCGCCCAGGCCAGCATCGACCAGGAGATGGAACGGTACAGCGGAGAGAGGGAAGCCTATCAAAGCGCGATGGAGGCCGGGCTGGACGCGATCAACAAGATCACAGACCCCGGCACGGCGCTTGCGGCGCAATCGGTCATCGAGGGCCTGGCCCATGCCCTGACCAGCAAGACCGAGCTCAGAGGGGCGTTCAAGCGCAAGCTGGACGAAGCCGGGCTTAGATGGGACAAGGAGGCCAAGTGCTATGTCCTACTGGATGACGCAAAGCTTGCTCAGTAACTGGCAGCACTTCCTGGATGCGGATGACTTGTGGGCGGACAAAAGCTGGGCATCCTTCCTCTCGGCCCTGCGCCGAGAGGAACAGCCGCTCACAGAGGCCATGAAAAAGGGGATACAGTTTGAGGACGACATCAACCGGACCGTCGCCGGAGAGAAATTAGACCGGAAGGATGACAAGCGGGCAAGGGCGGTGGCAAGGTTTGCCCGGATATGCAGGGGAGGCCAAGCGCAAGTGCCAGTATCTGGCGAGCTGTCTATCGGAGGGCTAGACCTTGTTCTCTATGGGGTCTGCGACTATGTCAAGGCCGGGATCATCTACGACATCAAGCGGGTCACCCGATATGAGTACGGGAAATATCAACACAGCCCGCAGCACCCCATGTATCTGCATCTGATTCCAAGTGCGAGCCGGTTCGACTATTTGATCTTCGATGGGGCCTTCTGTTATCGGGAGAGCTACCGCAGAGGGGATTTTCCGCCCATCGAAGACACGATCACACAATTCATCCGTTTTTTACAGGAACACAGCCTAATAGACGAGTATAAACGCTATTGGGGCATGGACGAAGAAAGGGAGTGGAAACGATATGGCGTTTAAAAGCTATGCCAACGATCAAGACCTGATGAGGGCAGGAGAGTATGAAGTCTACGTCAAGGATTGTTACGAGACGGAGACCAAGAACGGCACAGAGTGCATCAAATTTGAATTTGTCGTTCGCGGCGATATCGAGCAGGCGTACCAGAACAAGCACAAGTTCAAGCAGTTCTACCGGGACAGAGAAACGGGAGAATGGCCGATGGAGAAGATCGGGAAGTACGCCAACGCGCTTGGCATCCCAAAGGATGACGAGTTTGAGCTGGATGACCTGGTCGGCAGGAGCTGCGTGATGGCGATCAAGCACTATACCACAGACGATGGAGTTACCAAGGATTGTATTTTCTATCTAAAAAAGAGCGACCAGGAACCGTATATCAGTGAGGGCGTTCAGTTTACTGAAATGGAAGAAGATGACGACGGAGACACCCTTCCGTTTTGAGGTGAGCTATGGAACGCCGGTATAAGGACGGCGTAGATTACTGGAATATTGATGTAGATTTCTTTGAGAATAAAAAGATACGGCTGATTCGGGCCGAATTTGGGATACAAGGCGTTTATATCTTTATCCTGATCCTCAATGAGATCTATCGGACAAGCGGGTATTACAAACAGTGGGATAACGACGATTGCCTTCTAATGTCTGCTGGCGCGGGTGTGGATGGTGGTTGCAGTCCTGGACTTATAGGCGAAGTTGTGCAGGGGTTGGTCAGACGTTCTCTTTTTGATAAGAGGGTTTTTGACTCGTTCGGCGTGCTGACATCGTCAGAGATACAACGGCGATTCCTCCGGATCGTAGGGAATAGCCGGGACAGTATCCCAATGATCAAGGAGTATTTTCTGTTGGATATGTCTTCCCGCAAAGACATAACAGAGGCTACTCTTAAAAAGCTTACTCTTTTCCCGCTTACCAGTAAAGATAACGCCGAAAACCTTAAGGTTTGTGGTCAAAACCTTAAAGATTTAGACAAAGAACAGAACAGAAAAGAACAGAACAGAAATAATATAGGCGTGGAGCCCGCTTCGGGCGGGCCCCCGCCCGTTATCCGGCTGCCTTTGAACGATGGAACGGAATACTTGGTATCGCAGGAACAGGAGCAGGAGTGGGAACAGCTCTATCCGGCTGTTGACATCAAGCAGGAGCTTCGGGAAATGCGGGGCTGGCTCTTAGTGAACAAAACGAAGCGGAAGACGCGGCGAGGGATTGGGAAGTTTATCGTCAACTGGCTGTCCAGAGAGCAAGACAAGGGAAGGGGAGGCAAAGAAAGTGGCTCAGACTACTGGGACAAGATACTCGGGTGAGACCGTCCTACTGTATAGGCCGGAATTCATGGACCCGTCAGACCCGATGGGGCTGTGGTGGTGCCTGGACCCAGAGGACGTACAGGCGGTGACGGTAAACGCCGTAAGTAAGGCGGTCCTCGCATCTTGGGAAGAAGTAGGACCAGCCGCCCAATGGGCGCAACAGTGGCGGTATATCTTTATGGCGGCGCCTCCCAGCCCGGAGCGGGCAGAGGCCGCGGAAGAGCTGTCCAACCGCTGGCAGATGCCGGTTCTTCTGCCCACGGAGGCTGCGTTCAAAGGCTGTAAAAGTATGCGGGAATACATAGAACGTTATGGACACAGTGACATCGGTAAGCTGTTGTTTATGGCTAGTGAGATGCCGGTGCAGGGGCTCTTGAACTTGGCGGAAGTGGAGACGACAGTAAAACGGGACGCGAACCGCGTGCTTTCTGGGATCAGAGACTTGGACAATATGATCGGCGGGTTTTCCGCCGGAGAATTATCTGTTTGGACCGGCAAGCGGGGAGAGGGAAAGAGCACACTTCTTGGGCAGATCCTTCTGGATGCGGTCAATCAAAGCCACCGGGTATGTGTTTATTCGGGAGAAACCCCGGCGAATAAATTTAAGCTGTCGATGCTTCAGCAGGCAGCTGGTTACCGCTATGTATGCGCGGATACGGTACCTGGTACTGAGCGGAAATTCTATACAGTAAAGGACGAGGCCAGGGAAGCTATTGACGAGTGGTGGCGTGGATGCCTGTTCCTGACCGACATCCGCAAGGACAACGCCCACGATGAGGACAACATCCTGAACCTGTTCGAGTACGCCAGGCGGCGGTACAACTGCGACACATTCCTGGTGGATAACCTCATGACCGCAGCGCTCAAGCAAGAAGCACAGTTAGGGGTCTGGCAGGCACAGAGCAAGTTTGTAAAGCGGCTAAAGGCGTTTGCGGAAGGGAAAGGCGTACACGTTCATCTGGTGGCCCATCCCCGGAAGACAGGGAAAGACACTATTGAGGCGGATGATGTAGGCGGATCGGTGGATGTGACGAACCTTGCTGACAACGTGCTTAAAGTGGAACGAGTACCGGAGGAAAAGAAAACAGAGGACTGCTCCACCGTCCTGACGGTGATGAAAAATCGGCAATTTGGAGAGCTTGGTCTTGTGAGGCTGGACTTTAACGAATGTGACAAGCGGTTTTTTATGGCAAAAACAGGGGACCGAAAAGTATATACCTGGGAGATGAAATTAGATGGAGCGAAACGAAGCAAGGCGGCGGGTGCTGGATGAGGCCAAACGGCAGGCGGATATCGCGCTGCTCTCCGCCACAGGGAAGGACTATCTGGACGCGGCGGAGCGCATCAAACTGGCGGTGGCGCTGCTGCGGGTGGTGATCGGGGAATGAAGCTGGTCATCCCATTTACACTGCCTGGCCTGAACGAATACATAGAGGCGGAGCGGGCACACCGGCAGAAGGGGGCGGCGCTCAAGCGCAAGTGCCAGCGGGACATAGCGGCTGTGCTGCGCAGGCAGGTGAAAGGCCCGTTGCGGGAGCCTGTTTGGATGCGCTACACCTGGATCGAGAAGGACCGCAGGCGGGACAAGGATAACATATCCTCCTTTGGCCGGAAGATGATCCAGGACACGCTGGTGAGCATGAAAGTCATTAGGAATGACGGCTGGGCCAATATCGCCGGGTTCAGCGACGAGTTTCAGGTGGATAAAAAGCGGCCCAGGGTGGAGATTGAAATACTGGAGGCAGTAAAAAATGAAAACAGTGACCTGTAAGCGATGCGGGAAGGAGTTTGAGACAGAGGCCCGGTACGTTTGGTATTGCGGGGAGTGCAAGAAAAAGCTCAAGCAAGAGCAGAATATTGCTCCCAAAGAGCCGGTCGTTCGGGTGGAACGGAAGAAGCCGAAGCAGGGACTGATCTCGGTGAACCGGGAGGCAAAGGCACATGGGATGACCTATGGACAGTGGGTGGCGGCTCATGGAGGCTGAGAAATGGATGACATCAAATTAGCCCTGTTGGGCGATCACGAGGCGGCTCGACGGCTGACGGAGGCGGGGGTGCTGGTGCCGTGCGCACATTGCGGAAATGACAATCACAATCGCATTGTTATGTCGTTCAAGAAAGATAAGAAAAAGCGTTTCGGTGAGTATTACGATGTCTGCACCATCTACTGTGAGTGCTGCACGGAGACAGTCCGTCAAGCTGGGTTTGGCAAGGATGTTGCTGCAAAAAACGCCTCACTGCTTTGGAACACCCGAGCGCCGATCCTGAGCGCGGAGGAATTAAAGAAATTGGAGGAAGAAGCATGAAGTCTGCAAAGATTTACACTAACGACTTGAACCGCCTGATTGCGGCTACAAAGTCTTTTGTGAGTGATAATGACCATCGACCTTGCAACCAATACATAAAGCTAGAGTTTCATGCGCCAGACAATCAGGTTGTAGCAATGGCTGTTGATGGATACCGGATGTCCGTAGAACATTCTGTTGTCAGCGATTGCGACGAGGATTTTGTGGCGTCCATCAAGAGCAATACCAAACTCCCAAACAAGCAGTACGCAACCATCTCTCTGACCGAGGACGGGAAAGAGGCTGTGATTCGGTGTTGTGGGTTTTCTTTCGGTTATACCCAGCCGCAGGACAGCGGATTTGAGTGGGAAAAGGCGATTCCGACAAGTGAGGTAAAGTACCGGATTGGCTTCAATGGAAATTACCTTCTGGCGGCTTTGCAGGCAGCAAAAATATCTGCCGGAGAGAGCTTCAGACAGCCCGTTATTTTGGAGTTTCGCAGTAATATAGAGCCTATTCTTCTCCGCACTAACAAGGAGGACATTAAAATGGTTCTCCCTGTTCGTATCAAGGAAGAGTGAGCGGAGGAGATGGAGATGCCGGAGGGGATGGAATGATTAAGCTGGAGAAATGCCCACATTGCGGAAGTGATGTTATCCTGTGCAAGATGAACGGAATGGCCTATGTGGCTTACGAGTTTTCTATCGTCTGTCCTGGGTGTGGGTTGGAAACCAAGATGACGGTCAATCCGAATGCCAACTGTTGCTTTGACATGGGCGAGGCTGTCAACCAGATGGTGGAGAAGTGGAACAGGAGGGAGAACCAGCCATGA